CCTGCACCAAAATCTTATGGAACTCATCTCCTTTTTCCTTTAATTGCTTAACGCGCTCGGCCAAGGCACGATCTCCATTAACGCGAGCTAAACCCTCATTATTGTAAATGCGCCCAACCTCAATCATCCATGCGGGTATATCTGCACTTATCTGTTTCAATTGCAGATCCGAGGTAGTAAGACCAAGAACATGAGACTCTATCAATTCTTTGCAATAGCTGATTAATTCCCCCAAATACTCAAGAATAGTAGAACTACCTCGAATAACTTTGGTCAAATTTACCAACCTATTAACACGAACAGTCTCAAGCCTCAATTCTTGGGGCCCCTTAGCCTCGAACAATGCGCATAACAAACGAACAGTACTTTGCACAATATTCTCTTGTGTGGAACCATCTTCCATTCCCTGTGCAACCAATTCTGTATTGCGGACACCTCCCCTAAATACTTCGCTCAGGAGTTTAACATAATTGGATATATTTAATCCAATGTGCCCGAAATCTAAATCGGAAAATGTGGAAACGGCAGATCGCACCTTGGATGACCACGACGAATTCGAGATCATCTCAAAGATAAACATTGCATACCGAACAATGCGGCCACGCCACTTTTGCATAGCTGATCCACCAAAGGACTGGTCAAAAATTTCGCCGATTTTGTCAATCATAGCAGAACAATCAACTTCGTGCTTTATCGTAAATAATGCCTGCGCTTCAAGTGTTCGCACCGCCTCCAACAACAATTCGCGTTGTGGAGTCGAAAACTCACTCTTAAAACGCCGCAACGATCCAGCATAAGCATTTTGTTCCTTAGTAGACAAATCATGACGAAACTTTCGATCAATCACCCTAGCAAATTTTAACAACTGATGCATAGGCATACGAGCCGCACAACGCCAGTATCCAAGTTGATCTCCATATGAGACCCGACCACTAGCCAGTCCCTTGGCGAATTTGCACACAGCAGGAGGCCGCTCGGAAAAACTTCCCTGAGCATATAATCTCCACCTGCGACCACAAACCCACCGAGCAGGACGTCTAGTACATGGCTTAATTATAAAATCTCGCCTCATACTAGATTTAGCCAATACCTCCAAAAATGAGGGGGGCTTTGCTCCCAACTGAGCAATAGTAATCAGATTCTCACTAGTCTTCTTTAATCCCTTCCTCTCCCACACAGGTTCCCTACCACTATCAAGAGCGCCCATTTGTTCCTCAACAACTACCTTACGGTGTTGATGATTATAAGCTCTCAACTTCTTTGCGCTCATTTTTGGTGGTAAGGGAATCTTACAATAATCCAACAAATCAACGCGAAAACTGCGATTGCCTTTATCACAGATTATTTCACGGTAATCAGTAGTGCTCTTCCGTGGTTCTGTCGTAACGTGCAATAAACCTTTCTTCATCATGTCCGTAACATGATTGTAAGAAATGGTTTTCTTACGCGAAACAACAGGACCAACAGATACAACAGTTGAATCATATTCTCCACAGACATCCCGATGAATAAGCACAAGCTCACCATCACGAATCTCAGAGAAAGGTGTGACACTAGCACCCGAAGAAACTCCAGATGCCTGATGCCGATCCGCATTATTATTTGGGGTCGACATTGTCATAAAAAAGGGGGCGGTGAAATTATCACCATCAGTCTTACCCAGACAAGGGTCCATGGACGTGCCATGGCCACCAGAAGATATAGTTCTTCCGCAAACTGTTGGAACTCGGCCCAACGACGAAGTAAGATTCTTAGCCGATAACGATGAATGGAACTTACTTACTCCACCACCGGGTATTTCGATATCGAGAATACCAGACGAACCACTTTTACAATCTTTCATGAGAGGTTAGACTTTTGACAGAAGGCTAAAACTGTAAAACAG